CAGTTGTGTTGCCCCTGTTAGTCCAGTAATATCTGAGAGAACAATGTTTGCTGGGGTAACTCCCGTGGCTCCAGTTGCGCCAGCATTACCTTGAATACCAGTTGCTCCAGTCGCTCCGACATCGCCAGTTGCGCCAGTTGCGCCAGTTGATCCTTCCAATGCAGGAGATAAAGAAGTTGTAACTTGTGCAATGTTACTATCTTCAAAATGCATTGTAATTGTTCTGCCGCCAAGATTAATGGCATAAAATTTAACAATAATTCTATCTGTCGCCAAAACGTTTGTTGAAGTAACTGGAATGGTCCACAAATACAATTCATTTATTGTTCCGCTTGTAATTGAATGAGGAACAGAAATATTACTTGCAATTAATGTTTCTGTTCCAGCAAGATTACGATAGTAAACCTCACCATAAATTTTAGGTGTTCCACCATTGGAACTCATAGAAACAAATGTTTCAAAATTCCAGTTGCCAGATGTAATTGTTGTAACATTTGGATCGTTTGAGATTGTTGCAAATGATCCAACTAATTGGGTTCCCGCTCCGCTTGCTGTAAGGGTAGTTCCAACTCCAATTACTAAATTTCTATTCATCTCATAATATCCAAGGATACTTGAAGATGAAGATGGGTTAAAATAATATACCGCTCCAGAACTAAACCCTTGTGGGCCTTGAGGCCCGGTTGCTCCCGTAGCTCCGATGCCAGTAGCCCCCGTTGCACCAGTTGCTCCCGCTCCTGTGGCTCCAATATCACCAGTAGAACCAGTAGCTCCTCTAACCCCAGTCAATCCTGTAGCTCCTGTTGCGCCTGTGGTTCCGAGATCACCAGTAGCTCCAGTCGCTCCAACGTCTCCTTGGACTCCAGTAGCTCCCGTTGCTCCGACATCACCTTGAATACCAGTGGCTCCAGTCGAACCAGTTGCTCCATCAAGCCCAGCAATTCCCGTTGCGCCAGTAGAACCCGTAGCACCATCTATTCCAGAGATGCCAGTAGCACCAGTCGAACCAGTTGCTCCGTCTAACCCAGCGGTTCCTGTGGCTCCTGTTGCACCATCTGGGCCAGTAGCACCACCATCAGCAACTGGTGTCCATGACGCATTAATTGATCCGGGTGTTGGCGGATAACCGGGGTTTAGTGGGTTGCCAGTTCTGTAATAATACCCACCAAGATAGGTGACTGCTGCTCCAAGATTATAAGAAGCTCCGTTGTCATATACTGTCGCTGGCAATGTCCAAGGCGTTGGCCCTTGTAATCCCGTGGAACCAGTAGCTCCATCATTACCATTAATTCCACTAGCTCCTGTGCTGCCCGTGGCTCCGTCTGTTCCTATTCCAGTCGCGCCTGTGCTTCCAGTCGCGCCCGTAGCCCCAGTCGGGCCTCCAGATGGCCCCGTAGCACCAGTGGCCCCAATTGCTGCGCTGGATTGACTTCCAGTGAAGTCAAGTTTTCCAGTAAATGGGTTAAATGTGAGTGCCATATTTTATTGTTCCTTTTTTTAAATTATTTTGTCAAGCAGTTATGTCAGGGCCAACAGGCCAAGATAAGCCCTCTTTCACTATCTGCTCTTCGCATTCTTCGTGTGTTCCAACAAATAATGTTTGTGGCGTGGCAATTGATTGGTCTGTTTGTTCGTAGAAAATAATTGTTTTATCTTCATATGCCAATTTCCATTTGCCTATAGAATCGTCGTATGACCAGCCATTTGCGCTTGGAGTAATTATCATGGGACTGTTACAGAGAGGGTTGAGTTTGTTGAATTATAAGTTGCCGTTGTTCCAGCAGGAACTCCTGTAAGTGTCCCTACGCCCCAAGTGCCTGATGTTGAACCTTGAAAGAAGCGAAATGTTGTAACTCCAGATGGAGGCGAAACATTGAACGAAACAGCAACGAATAAGCCAGCCGAGTTAAAAGTTGCAGTCGCAGTTGATGCTCCAGTTGTTTTGAACGCTCGCAACAATCCCGTAATAATTGTTTGCCCTGTGTAGGACAATGTTCCAGACAGAATAAGGGTTCCGTTGCCCGATTTGGTCAAGTTTCCGCCCCCTGCAATATTGCCTGTAATAGTTATCGTATTTGCTCCGAGTGTGCGAATCTGAATTGCAGTAGTTAATTGAAAATCGTTAGGTAGGGTTACATTCGCCGATGTGTCGATGCGTCCTACAGCGTTTGACACAGTAAGAAGTCCCGTTCCAAAAGCATTGCTTGATGTGTACAATATATAGGCACTTGTTCCTGCAGCAACATACGATGTCCCTCCAGAGTAAGTATTGTTCCCATTTATTGTTAAAATTGCCGCTCCAGTCTTTCTTAATGTTCCTGCTCCACTTATAACTCCGTTGAGAGTTGATGCTGCTGTAACTTCAAGCGTTCCAGCGTTGATTTGCGTTTGCCCCGTGTAGTTGCAAGTGCCAGATAGAGTTAATTGACCAGCCCCGTTCTTAATTAGCCCTCTTGTGCCTGTCAATGCGGTGGAGATAGTCGTGCTTATGTAACACATGAATTGGCGAAACGCCGCAGTTGCAGACGCAATTGCAGTTACATTGGTTCCACCTACTTTTGCTGCGTTAGAGTTTGTTAAAATCATCCTACAATTATGGCGAATTAAACGCCGCTGCGATTTGATCTCCCGTTGTTGCCACAGTAGAACATTGCGCTAGACGAGCTAATTCCACGGCTAACGTAGCGCGAATCTCGGCGGGGGTTAGGACTGCCGTGCCAGTGGTCGAATCGACAGGAACGCCAAAACCAACCGAGGCGGCGGCTGGAATATATGCAACGCCCGTCAATGCTCCGCTTGCATACACGGTTCCAAAGCGAACGTCCGTGATGGCGGCTTGTCCTAGAGAGTTGTCGGCGGTGAAGAAATCCGAATATGTTGTCGATCCGTTTTTTGCTTGGCGAATTTTTGCAATGGAAGGCGTGGGATCGATTAAGAATTTGATGGCGTAGACTGCGGCTGTGCCGTTTGCGCTGCTTATGAGCGAGCCGCTCACCTTGACGCCGCTGGCGGCTGTGCTTGCCGATGCTAATCCATTTGCCGAGTTGGTGGCGATTATGTCGCCTGTCCATACAATAGTTCCTGTGCTGGCGTTGTTGAGACCTGTTGCGGTTGCGCCGCTCCCGCCTGTCAGTGTGGTCGAGGTTGCTGTGACTGTTCCGGTGCTGACGTTATTGAGGCCAAATGCGGCGACCCCACTTCCACCTGTAACCGTGCTGGATGTGATGGTGATTGTGCCTGTGCTGGCGTTTCGTATTCCATCAGTATTTGAAGCACTTCCACCTGTCACCGTGCTGCCGTTGACGATGATTGTGCCTGTGCTGGTATTTTGTATTCCGTAAATCGATGTACTTGATGTTCCACCTGAAACCGTGCTGGAGGTGATGGTGATTGTGCCTGTGCTGGCGTTGTTAAGTGCAGTCCCTTGTTGTCCCCCTGTGGCTGTACTTGAAGTAATCGTTACCGCGCCTGTGCTGGCGTTATTGAGGCCCAATGCAAATCCTGCAAAACCACCTGTGAGCGTGCTGGATGTTACGGTGACCGTGCCTGTGCTGGCGTTGTTGAGGCCAAATGCGAATCCCCCACTCCCACCCGTAACCGTGCTTGCATTTGTAAATGCAATCGTTCCTGCCGCTGACGTGGATTCGATGGCGTGTGCTCCGTTTGCAGTTGTTGTGCCTGTAACCCTACCGCCTGTCGCAACGATGCCGTCGAGCGTCAAAGTTCCACTGGATGAAAACGCAATAGCGCGAGTCGATAGCGTAAAAGCCGATCCTGTAGCGTGGCATCCTGCTAGAGTTGAGCTTGCGGCGGCGGAGACCGTCAAGCAATTTGCCGACCCTGCTTGTATATATGCACCGGTGATGTTGTAGCTTGCCGCCATCGTGAAGCTCCCGCCTGTTGCAACGGTGATCGGCGTGTTGACGTAGTTCAACAACGCACCCATTCTGCGAGCGGTTCCGGTGGTCGCTGTGCCGACGGTGACGGCTTGGAAAATCTGACCGACTGCCGAGGTGATCGCGACTGCCGTTCCTGCATTTGTTCCAGGCGCAATGCAGTTTGCCGTTAGCGCAAAGTTCGTCGTACCGACCGATACGACCATGTAAATTTGCCCTGCGATAAACGATCCGCTGGTGTCCACGGTTGAGCCTGTAAGGTCGATGGATTGGTCGAGTGCGACCGTAAATCCGTTTGCGTAGACCGTGTCGTTGAGCGATGGCACTACGCCACCTGTCCATGTTGCTGATGCGCTCCAGTTCCCGCTTGCGGCTGCTTTGATAGTGGCCATGATTAAAGTCCTTTGGAGTAGATGAATTTTTGCAACGCAGCCTGCACTTCGGAGACTGCCGTGCGGGCCTCGTCGTCGGCTACGGCGAGGGAGCCAAAAAGCACGGTGCGGGATTCGGCGGCTTGCTCGATCTGGTCACCTTCAAAGCGCGTGGGCGTGAGGGTGAGGACAACCGAGGCGTCCGGTTGGTCGGGCGCGTTGTAGCGTCCAGAGACGGCGAGCGTCATGGCGTAGCGGTCGTAGGTTTTGCCGTCGATTTGGAGTGGTGTGGTAGCGTTCATGGTGTTTGGATTTTTTTAGGTTAGCTGTAGGAAAGTGAGGTGCGGTTGCTCCAAGCACCGCTGGCGTTAGTTTTGGTTGTTGTTCCTGAGCTTGAAATTTGCAGTCGAGTTATTATCCAGCCTGATGCTGATTCGCTTGTTCCATCCACAGCAGTTCCAGTGTAGGAATATGGATCGGAATAAACGTGTCGCACCTCATAGCTTTGCGAGCCACCGTTTACATTTGATAGAGTTGCTAGTGTGCCAGACGCACTAGGAAAAGTGAAAGTTTTTGTAGTACCTCCCGCCGTTATGGTGAGGTTTCCGTTGTTTTGCAGTTCTAGTAATTGACTGCTATCAGGGGAATAAATTTCGTCGTGCGAATGCACAGACATACCGCCAATTTCTTGGATTGCACCCGTAGATGGATGCTTGGCGTAAAGTTTTTTGTCAGCGTGATTTATGCAAATCTCGCCAGATGCAAGGTCTGCGTTTGCAGGAACCCGTGCAGCAATTGTGCTTTTTTTAGGGACTATGATTGGATTAGCCATTATAGAATGGGATGCCCCTAGGGGTTTTGATCCCCCTAGAGGACTTTAGTTTAGGGACTAGTAAGTTCCGCCGTCGATGGTGGTTTCGAGAGCAGTTACGCGAGTGTCAAGAGCCGAATCAGCCGATTGACGAGCCGATACTTCGGAAGCCAAAGCAGCGTTGTTGCTCGTTACATAACCAGCGAATGCAGAATCATTTGCCGTATCAACGCTGTTGATAAGGGAAACGATTTCAGCAAACGTGTCACTGTCTGCGCTTGCGGCAGAAAGGATTGCGTCAACGCGACCTTTTTCAGTAGCGATTTTTGCATCCAAAGCCGAATCAGCACTGGTGCGGTTGCTTGTCTCAGTAGAGAGATTACCAGCGATAACGCCTTCAGCGGCAGTAGCGCGGGAAACCTCTGCTGAAACTGCCGATGTCAATGTGCTGTCAGCGGCGATACGAGCAGACTCTTCAGAAGAAAGATTGCTTGTGAGGGTGCTGTCAGCACTGATACGAGCGGCTTCTTCTGCGGCGATAGCGGCAGTAAGAGTCGAGTTCGCGGCAGATACAGCGGCATCAGCATACGATTTGGTAGCGAATGTGCCTTCGCCGCCGACGATGAGTACTGATCCGTCAGCTTTACCGACGAAGAGGTTTTTATTGGTTAGGTCGATTGCCAACTCTCCAGAAGAAAGACTTGCTGGAGCGGAAGAA